TGATGATGCACGGCAGGATCGGCGAGGATCAGGTCGATCGGTCCGCTGCAACTTGGTGGTCATTCGTGGTGCCGGGGTCCAAGGGATCAGGGTCCGAGGGATCAGGGGCCGAGGGATCAGGGTCAGGTCGATCAGGTCGATCAGGTCGATCGTAGGCCCGGTTATCGTGTTCATAGTATCCTCTCATCGTGGTTCTCCATTCTTGTTAGGGTGCGGTTAGTGCGGTTCTGGTTAGGGAAAGCCGCGTTTTTAGGTCAAAAAGGCCGGTTTACCGATGACCAGTAACCACCTATAGGATAAGAGTCGTGATAACTGATAGGACTTGACATGTTAGGTCCGTGATGTTATCACATATTTCATCCTTAGGGCGGCCACCGGTCATCGGTAAATGGTAAAATGGGGGGTTTGGGTAAGATAGAAACGGGTAGATTCTATACATCTCGCACTTGTTCTCTCGATTCGCCGCATCTCTCACTTGTTCTCTCGATATATTTCCGGTCTTACATGTCTAGGACGCACCGCGTCTAAACGTCATACAGCGTATAAACGGCAAGTTGAATGCCGTTACGAGTATGCACTACGTTCGCTCCATGTCAAGTCTGTCGGGTCTGTCAAGTCCCTGATTCAGGTGGGGTTCTGCGGGCTGTGCCGATGATATCGAGAGATGGGCGTTACCGGTCCTTGGTTATCGGCAAAGGGCAGGAGGAATCGGGCTTTGCTGAGTTCTCGGACCCCCCGCCGGTGCCACCCTCCGTGTCGGATGACTCCGCGTGTCGTGTTTGTGCTAGGCACCCGCAGATTTTGACTTATACAACTAGACAACTTATACATCCCTGCATCTGTGGCATCTGTAGTATCTGTAGGCCCACACGGGGCCACCGCCAACGACTTAGACAACCTACACATCTCGTATGCGGTTCTGCACCATCATGTCGCTCACGACGACACGAGCCAGCCCTATGTCGTCCAAACGCAAGAAAGCGACTTATACAACATTTACGCCGCGAAATCCTTGCAATCCGAGAAACTGGAGGTACACTATTGAGCATGAGCCGACGAGACCGACGATATGTGACGCACGACGACTTGGACCCCGACGTGGCCCTGGCCTTAGCAGAAGCGGGGAGAGATCGATCCCTGCGGCACAAGTACGGAATCACGGCCAAGGACTACGATGAGTTTTACGCCAGCCACCTGATGGGGCGATGTGCGATTTGTCTCCGCCGTCAAAGCCAACTGACCCTCGCAGATAAGGCAGAACGCTGCCGAGCAGCGATGGAGTATTTGTCGTAATGGAAGAACGCTCGATGATGGGCCGATGCTTCGCAGCCCGCCGACTGTCAGTCTGGGGTCTCCTGCCGCTGGCCGGTTCGGTGTCGGCCCGTCATCGTGCATTCCTCGTCGTCCCGCTCTCTCAACCCTCGTAGGACACCATGACCGAGACTGAGGAAAATCTGCTCCGCAATCTGCTGGCCAAGTACCGCGAGACGGATCGGGCCGGCTTCTGCGAACTCCTGTTGGACGTGTTCTTCGTGGTGCAGGAAAGCGACGCGTTCACGATCTTCCGGCATCTCGACAACGCGGGCCAACTGCAAGCCGCAGTCGTGATGGTGCGAGGGGCCGACGATGCCCACGACCTGATCGACATTTGCCAAACGTACTTCCGCCGATTGCCCGTGGTGAACGTAAACCCCGTGCTCGACGAAGAAGAAGAAGCCGACGACGGCGATCCCGAGGACTACTTTTTCGATAAGGACATTTGACCATGCCTGAGACCACCACCGAAGAAGCCGCTATCGGCACCCGCTCCAAGCACTCCTACGACGTGAAGATTGACGACATCGTGCAGGTCACGCTGCTCGATCACTCCGAGAATATGCCCAGCCTCGTGCTGGCCGAAGTGTTCGGTCGCCTGACCGGCATCACGCCCGAGTCCATCACCGTGGAGTCGTGGAACGTCATCAATCTCGACGGCATCGACCACGCCGACAACAACAAGACGTTCTGCATCGTGAATCGTGCGGTCAAGAGCATTGTCGTTCTCATCCCTCGTGATGCCGGCCACACGGCTTCGTGATCTGTAATTCCGAGAGAACGACGTGAAAGGATGGCTATCGTGGGTGGGACGCGGGACGAACGACAAAATGGGATACGGGCCGAAAAGGCCGCGAAGGCTATCGGGGGCGGAGCCTACATCGACCCCGACAAGACCGCCAATCTTGTGGACCTTCTGACCGATGTTCAGCATTGGGCTTTTCGTGAGGGGCTGGACTACACGGCGGCTCAACTCTTGGCCGTGGCCGGCTATTCTCTGGAACGCGGCCGACGCGGATGAAAGGACTTCGATGAGTTGCTACACTGGAAAATACTGCCGTATGGACCTCACGTCAGCCGATGTTTCGACTGCGGTGGCCCTCGTTCTGTACGACGCGAATGGTGCCGTCATCACGCTCGATGCCGATGAACGAGTCATCGTACGCTCCATCAACATCAAGACCGCCGTCACCATCAAGGTCACTGTGTTCGCCGACAACGACAACGACAATGTGGCGGACGACGGGGAGCGGCTCTTGGTCGTGACCGGGGCCGGAACCACCGGCACGTTCCTGTCTGCTCAGTTCGGCCCTGAGGGAGCGATGGGGGCACTCGGCATTCCGATCCACGTCATTGCTTCCGCAGCCGGGCAAGTCGATCTTACGATCACCGGGTCCATCACAAAGGGCTGAGCATGGCCGCCTTCGTCCGCCGAAAACTGACCGACCTTCTGCACCAGATGGCCGATGGCCTCTCGGAGATCGTAAATCCAGAGACCGGGGAAGCCATGCTGAGGTCGGTCGCTCTGGCCGACCTTCTGTGGAAGAAGGCTCTCGGATACGATGAGTTGGTCGAGGACGATCGCGGAATTAGGAACGTCCGGCACCAGCCTGAAGCGTGGGCGATCAACCTGATCTACGACCGAATCGAGGGCAAGGTGCCCATCGCCACTGACGATCTCGCGATCGGCACGGGCGGCAAGGTGGTGGACAAGGTGACGGACATCACGAAGATTCGTCTAAACGCTTTAGCCGCTGCGGCGGCCGAAGTGGCGGCAAAGAAACCTCTGCCGCCCAAGGTACAGAAACGAGGCGACGATGGCAACACTGGAACTACTTGAGTTTTTCAAGGTGGCGATCCTCGGGTCTGCGACCAAGATGCTCGGCGACCGCCGCACCCCCTACGAAGTGACCGTGGTCGGGACGACCTACGATGTCTCGAACGTCATTGCCGACAACTACAGCACGGCGACGATCTGGACGAGCGGGGCCGGCGGGGTCACGACATTCAAGATTCTCCTGTTCATGTCGGATGCGGACGTGTTCATTGAACTCGCCAACACGGTGCCGGTCCCAGACGAGCGAGCCATTCTCTTCGTCCGGGCGAACACGATCGTCGTGCTGACCGGCAACATGGTCGGCGGCTACGCCAGCGACACATCCCGTCTTGACGGGGCCGTGATGGTCGAGGCCACGGACTTCGACGACATCACGGAGATTCGCGTCCAGCGGAACGCGGAAGACGCGGCCGGGGATGCGACCACGAGGCTCGTCCTGATAAACTGATGGGGACAAACTGATGGCTGGAAACACCTTCATCTTGGCCCCGACTTTGCCGACGCCCTTTCCGGTTGTGGCCCCGCTGTGGGTTTGCCCGATTACGGGCTTGCAGGTGCCCAAAGACCCCATCAAGAATCTCCAGTGGCGGACTGAGATGCTCCGGCGGGCCGAGACGGACTTGGGGCTACAGTCCGAACTCTGTGCCGCGAGTGCGAACAGCCTGTTGTTCTGGCTCAACGCGTTCGGTTGGACCTTCCGCATCCAAGAGACCGATGCCGCCGGCATTCAACGTCAGGCCCGACACTCCCATCTGCCGATGGTGACATGGGCCATTCAGGACCGGCACCTGTTGGCAATCGAAGATGCGATCAACGTCGGCTATGACCTGCTCACTGATAAGACTCGTGACATGGGGGCGTCGTGGAACCACATCTTCGTGTTTCACCATCAATGGCTGTTCAAGGCCGACCGCCTGTTCCTTGAAATGTCGCGTGTCGAGACCGACGTGGATGGATCGGATAACCCACGCTGCCTCTTCGTGAAGCATGACTACATCAACAAGTGGCTGCCGGAGTGGATGCGGCCTCGCGTGAACCGGACGCGGATGCACATCGTCAACAAAGACAACCACAGCCGTATCGACGGCGAATCCTCGAATAAGGCCGCCGGCTCGGGCGATCGGCGTCACGCCATAATGATGGACGAGTTCTCCAAGATGGAGAACGCGGAGAAGATCAAGGCCGCCACGGCCGACGTGTCCCCGTGCCGTCTGCCGAACTCTACGCCGTGGGGGCCGGGCACGACGTACAGCACGTGGCGGATGTCAGGCCAGATCAAGGTGTTCCCGCTCCCGTGGTGGGAGCACCCGGAAAAGGGGCTCAACCGATATGTGAAACAGGACGAGACTTCCGGCAAGTGGCAGGTGCGGTCGCCGTGGTACGACCTCCAGTGCGAGAAGCGTACTCCGAAAGAGATGGCCCAAGAGGTTGACATGGACCACATCGGGTCTGGCGACACCTTCTTCGAGGCCCACATTATCGAACAGCACAAGGTCATGTTCGCTAAGCCGCCCACAACGGTCCGGATGCTCGACTTCTCCAAGAGCGTTGCGTCTGCCGAAGTTCCGCAGATCATCATGCAGAAGGACTTGAAGCGGCTCATCACGGGCGGAAACGGTGGCCCGCTTCGATTGTGGGGGAAGTTGATCGACGGGCGACCTGACCAGACCCGCGATTACGTCCTCGGAGCGGACATCTCGAAGGGGCAAGGAGCCTCGAACTCCGTGCTCTCGATCCTCTGTTCGCAGACCCGCGAGAAGATCGGCGAATGGGCCGACGCCAACACCCCGCCCTACGACTTCGCTCGAATCGCCGTGGCGATCGCCCTGTGGGTAGGCGGCACTCGTGGGCTGCCCATGCTGGCGTGGGAGGCAAACGGGCCAGGCTGGGACTTCGGCCGTCAGGTCGTTCACGTCTACGATTATCCGCTCTACTACGTCGATAACACTGTAGGTGATGCGACGGAACGCAAAACGAAACGGTACGGCTGGCATTCCAGCACCGATAAAAAGGAACTCGTCCTTGGCGAGTATCGCCGGGCCTTGGCTCAGGGCGACTTCATCAATCACTCTGCTGAGGCGTTGGACGAAGCCATGCTGTACGTTCGGTTCGAGAATGGCGGAGTAGGGCCGGCCGCCCTCGTGGAAGAGAATGCCGACGCCCGCAAGACTCACGGCGACAGAGTGATCGCCGACGCCGTGGCCCTGTGGGCACTGCGAGACGCCCCGCGTAATCCTAGACCCGTCGAGCGAAAGGGGTCGATGTTTACACCCGCCGGCCGCCGGCAGATACGGAAGGCCGAAGAGAAGAATCGGTCCCGAAAAACCAAGTTCGATTTTCGTGTGAGAACGTGAGGACACCATGCCCACCGAAGTTTCCCCTAAGCAGTTTCAGGAATCCGTCGAACAAGGGTTCAAGCGGCTCAGAAACTTTCGAGAGGCCCGCCTCATGTTCATCCGTGCGTACACCGGCCAATACTACGACGCCACGCACGGCGACGTGGGCACCGAACCCCTCAACCTGATCTTCAACGCGATCCGCATTCTTGTCCCGAACATCGTGATGAATGTGCCGAAGCACACGGTACGGTCCAAGTATGTGGCCTACGGCCAGTACGCGGAACTTTTGGAGTTGGCCCTCACCCAACAGGATCGCGTACTCTCGATCACGGACACCTACCGTCGCTGGATCGTGGACGCGATCTTCACGCTGGGGATCGTCAAGACCGGCCTCTGTGCGTCGGAGTCCGCTCTCCACTTTGAGGACGACGGCCTTGTTGACCCCGGCACCATCTACACCGAGACGGTGGACTTCGACAACTTCGTGTTCGACCCGAAGTGCCGGGACTCCAATTTCCGCGATGCCCGCTTTATCGGCGAGAGGTTGTGCGTCCCCCGACTCTCGCTGTTGGACAGCGGCCTCTACCGGAACGACCTGATTGAGCGTCTGCCCGCCGCGTACACCGACTATGGCTATGACTATGAGGGCGGCACGGGCAACACTGCGGCGGAACTTTCGATGCGGAGCATCAACAGACAAGATAACAAGTACGATGATGATGTGGAGATTGTGGAGGCGTGGGTGCCGGCGGCCAACGCCCTCGTCACAGTTCCACGCGGCGGCCTGAGCACAGACGAGTTTTTACGAGTGGCCGACTATGTTGGCCCCGAAACCGGCCCGTACACCTTTCTCAAGTTTACCCCGCCTGCCCCGAATAATCCGCTCCCTGTGTCGATGGTCGGCGTGTGGTACGATCTACACGTCACGGCGAATAAACTGGCTCACAAGTTCATGCGGCAGGCCGACCGGCAGAAGGACATCATCGGCTACAAAAGGTCGGCTGCCGACGACGCCCAAGAGGCTCTTGATGCAGCGGACGGCGAAGCAGTCGCAATGGACGACCCGGAAGGCGTGAAAGTCCATTCGTTCGGAGGGGCCAACCAGACGAATGATGTGTCATTGGAACGGTTGCAGATGTGGTTCAACATGATGGCAGCCAACCCACAGGGAGTGGGCGGCGTCAGCATGAACGCCAAGTCGGCGACCGAGGCCAACATTCTTCAAGGCAACGCCAGCGTGACGCTGGAGGACATGAAGGATTTGGTCTACAACGCCGCCAATGCCGAGTCCCGCAATCGGGCGTGGTTTCTCCAGACCGATCCCCTGATAAACATCCCTCTCATTCGGCGACAGCGAATGCCCGCTCAGTACGCTCCGGGGCCAACGGGGCCGATAATGGTACAGCCGCCGCAGTCCGTGGAGCAACAGGTGTTCCTCACGCCCGAAGCCCGTCGCGGGGAGCACAGCGACTATGTGTTCTCCATCGTGTCCGAGTCGATGGGCCGCATGGATTCTCGCACTCGCTACGCCAAGGCGATGGAGTTTGCCATCAAGGCCGTCCCCGCTGCGGCCTCGGCCGCTCAGACGTCTGCGATGATGGGGGTCATGTTCTCATTCCCTCGCTTCCTTACGCATCTGGCGAAGGAAGCCGGTATCGAATGGATGGACGAAGTGTTCGACGACCCCGAGTTCCAGATGCAGATGATGGTTCAGGCTATGCAGATTCCCCGGCCCGCCAAGGGACAAGTTGGGCAAAGTGGGGGAATGGCGGGGGTTATGCAGAACGGCCAGCCGGCGAACATTGCTGCATTCTCGGGTGATAAGGATCAGGGCATGGTGGACCAGCAACAGGGTTCCGCTGCCGCACAAGGCGACTTGCCGATTCGGTCGGCATACTAGGAGAATGACATGAGGAAATCTTACGCAGCACCGTCGATGGACAAGAATTATCAGGCCGAGGACGACGCCCGCCACCTGATGCGGGCCTTCGAGGTACAGTCGGATAGGAAACGCCTAAAGGCGGCTCAGGCCGCCTTGAAAAAGGTCGAGACCGAAGCCCAACAGTCCTTGATGTACACAAAGGTAGCGAAGAAACTCAAACAGACATTCAGCGAGGATTGACCCCATGCCCTGCTACGAATATGCTTACGAGGATGTGTCAACTGGCGAGACTGTGGAACTGTACCAGACGATGGCCGAGCCGGCCTATGCGGTTCACCCGGAGACAGGCCGCCCGCTCCGTCGCGTCCCCCAACTGCCTCGGGTCCACGGGCAATACGGCGAGGGAAACGGCTGCGAGCCGATCGAGATGCTGTCGATCGCCCTCGACAATGAGGACGAGATTGCTGCGTTTAGACAGCGAAATCCGGGGGCGACGATATCGGGCCGACGCGGAGACCCCCTGTTTGGGGTACCTATCGCCCATTCGCGGGGTGAGAAACTGCGTATTTTGGACCGCGAGGGTTTCCAAGAGATAAAGTGACAAATCTGACTGAATAACCTCGGTTTGGCCTTGCAAAGTGCCAAATCTGAGGTATACTCTAACACTCTGGTCGCCTACCCCGCTGTTGCGGCAGCCGGTCAGAAGAAAGGGCGTTTATGACGATCCCCAAGGTTGACAAGGGCGAATCAGTCGCCTTCGATAGCACCGCTCTCGAAGCGAAAATCGCTGGGCCTTTGGCCGCGATTGATGACGCATCCGAGACCGTGGCGGAAGTCGAGGTCGAGGTCGAAGAGACCGAAGCCGAAGCCGACGCTGTTGCCCCGGACGCTTCCGTTGAGGACGAGACGCCTGAGAGCGATCCGTCCGAAACTTCGCCTGACGACCCGGAAGCAGTCGAAGAGGCCGAGGGCGGCAAACCGGATTCGCCTATTGCCCCCAAGTTGCCCACTTCCCCTACCCTTCCGGCGGCGTATCGTCGAACGCTCAGAGCCTACGAGTGGACGGACGAAGAGATCGACGCGGCCTACGGCGTCGATCCGGCGAACTTCACGATCACGGCCTCCAAACTGCACCGGACCCGCAACGATGAAATTGCGGCTTGGGCACGAATGGGTCGGGCCGCTCGTGACACGACCGCTCCCGACACCGGGGCGGAAGGTGAGGCGGACGGCCGCCCTAGTTCGGCCCGAAAGTCGGCCCCCGCGACCAAGGGACCGGTGCCGAGGATTGATGTTGAAGGACTGTCGGAGCGGTACGGCGACCCTGATCTCATCAAGGAAATCGCCGGGCCGATCAATGCGGCTATCGACGCGATCAACGGCTATTTGCCGGATATCACGTCCGGAGTCGCTGCCGTCCAGCAGGGGCGTGTCGCCCAACTCCAGCAGATTATCGACGGGTTCTTCGCGGACCCCGAGATTCAGCCCTACGCTGATCTGTATGGGGCGGGTAAGGACTTGACGAAAGAGCAACTGGAGGCCCGTGGCCGAGTGCTCGAAACGGCGGATGCACTGGTCGTCGGTGCCCGCCAACAGGGTCGCTCCCTCACTGTGCAAGAGGCCATCGCCCTCGCCCATGATTCCGTGTCCGCCGACCACAAGACGGCCGCGATCCGGAAGGAACTGCGGGGCACCGTGACGAAGCGAGCAGAGTCGGTGACAATGAAGCCAACCCGTCGCAGCGGCAAGGGTGCTGCGGAGGACGATTCGGCCAATTCCAGTGAGGGATTGGAGACTCGGATCGGTCGGCGGTTGGCGAAACTCAACTGGTGATTTTCGCGGTGTTAGCCGCAGGAGTATGTGAACTATGTCCGTTACCAATGACCAACTGCTTGACCTGATCGCCACTACCCTCAAAGATTTGCCCAAGGGGCAGTTCGAGGTCATGTGGGATTCCCAGCACTATGAGTTTTGCCGCATCTACGAAGAGAAGCGACGTAAGGTGGATGGCGGCACGTCGATCGAACGCAACGTCGTCCTCGACGAGACTGGCAACGCCACCTATCGTCGCCTGTTCGACACCGACACTCCCACCGTCGAGAGCATCCAGAAGAAGATCAATGTGCCGTGGACGCAACTCGGCACGAACTACTCGTGGGACGTACTCGAAATCCGCCGTAACAAGAACTCCGTGAAGGGGTACATCGACCTGCTCCAGAGCCGCCGTACGGAACGCCTGTGGGGTCTCGCGGAACTGATTGAGGACCGTGGTTGGAAAACGCCGACGAATGCGAGCGACACGCTCTATCCGAACGGCATCCCCTACTACCTCAACTTCCTCGACAACGCCGTTACTACGGGTGGATTCTCCGGCAAGACGATTCGCTATCAGGACGCGACCACGGGCACGACCTGTGCCGGCCTCGACGCTGCGACCGAAGCGAAGTGGCGTAACTACGCGGACGTGTATACCCGCGTGGACAACGATCTGCTTCGCAAGATGCGGAAGGCCATGCTGCTCACTCGGTTTCGTCCGCCACGCTCGATCAAGTCTCCCGGCTACGACATGCCCGGACAGGACGTGTCCATTTACTGTGACGCCGATCGGGCAGTCGAGTTCATGGACCTCGCTGACAAGCGGGATGACAACACCGGACCGAAAGACCTCGCAGGCAAGGCTCTCATCGACGTGGAAGGCACGACCTTCTTCAATCGCCGGCCGATCGTCTACATCCCGCAACTCGACGGTGCGAGTTTCACCCCCATCTACTGCGTGGACTGGAGCAAGATTCAGCCCATCGTGCAGGACGGCTACTGGATGGTCGAGAGTCAGCCGATGACGGACCGTCTCCAGCACACCACCGTCACCGTGTTCGTGGACGCCTGCCACAACAATCTGTGCATCAACCGCCGGACCGCCGGCTGGGTTCTCCACACGGTCACGTCGTAATCCGAACTCCCTCCCTCGGCCAGAGCGTTTCTGGCCGAGGGTTTTGTTCCACACCGCGAACTGAAAAGGACCATCCGCAATGTCTATTGTCCAATACGGAAACGAAAAGTTTGAGACCAAGAAGGTCTATTTTACCGGCACAAGTACGCTGCGTGAAGGCTACGCTTTGTGCTACGATGCGGATCGCGGGACGGCGGCCGACCCCGACCCTCTGCGAGCGTTCAACGTCGAGCAACCCGCCACAGGGAACTTTGCGAACTTCGCCGGCTTTGTCAGTGCAAAATCGGATGGGGTGGTCGGCCCGAAAACGGTGGAAATCCTCGTCCCCGTGGCTCGCGGCCAGAAGGCAAACGTCTGGTCCGGTGCCAGCAACACCATCGACGTAACCGAACTCCGCCTCAAAACCGCCTCGTTCGAGGTCGATACTGACGGAACTGGCCCTATCGTGGCCCGTGCGATGCAGACCGTCGATCGCTCTACTGCGAGCGGCGTGGTCCAAGCCCTGATCCTCGGGTCAGGGGGCGTGGAGCCGCAGGGTGCGATCGTTACTCTGGTGGACGCCCTTGACGGTGCCGCCCTCACCGGCGATACCCTTACCACGTCTGCAACGCCCACGGTCGATGAACTGGAAGCGTGCGTGGGTTCGTTGGGCGGCAAGATCAACGCCATTCTGGCGGCTCTGAGGGCCGCAGGCGTCCTCACTCCGTAATAGGAGTGAAACGGTAGATCAAGCCCCCGTCTCGCTTTACGGGGCGGGGGCTTTTCTGTTCAGGAGTAGCCTATGTCCGAAGTCACGTCCGCCCTCACATTCCGCGACTTGATCCTCGAAGTGGCCGAGATGCTGGGCGTCTGTTTTTACGGAGACGATGGGGCCGGGGCTGCCGACATTCCGGTGGACGAACACGATGACGACAGGTGCAGGCGAATCGTCAATAAGGCGATCAACCGTTTCATGGCCGACGCTCCGCCTACGGGCTGGCGATGGGTGAGCACGGTCGCCGACGTGGTGCTTTGGCCAAGCGTGGCTTTGGATGCGGCCAAGACCGTGACTGGTGTGTATGAACCGAGCACGGACACGACGCTCATCACTGCTTCCTCTGATGTGTTCTACGAGACGATGGAAGGCCGGAATCTTGTGGTCACGTCCGAAGGCACCTTCGAGATCGTCCAGTATGTTTCCGCCACCCAAATCCGGGTGAACGGTGACGAATCATTCACCACGGCCCGCACCTACTCGATCGCCGCCACCGGCGACTACACTCTGCCTCGTGGTTTCGTCGGCCCTCATACGGGAGACCCGACGTTTTCGGCGAATACAAACACCGCCATTCCGTTCAGTTGGGTCAACGAGTCCGTCATTCGTAACCTTCGGCAAGACACGACGACGAGCACCGGAGACCCGCAGTTTGGGGCCGTTCGGGTTCGAGCCGGCGTAAACGGGGCCGCCCGCCGGCGGTACGAACTCGCCGTCTATCCGACTCCTGATGTTGTCCGGACTCTCCAGTTTCCCTACGATGTGCATTTTGACCTGCTCACGTCTCTCGTCGATACGTCCCCGGCCCCAATCGGCCACGACGAGACGATCCGGCAAGCCTGCCGGATGATCGGGGAGTCGGATGTCGATGACACAGAGGGCAAGGAATCGTCCCTCTACCAGACCATGCTGCTAAACAGTCAACGAATAGACAGTCGGACCGGGCCTCGTCGGCTCGGGTACTTCGGCAACCCGACTCGTGGGCCGCGTTCGATCCAAAACGTCCGCGATCTGCTTCGCCGGCAAAACGTCACCTTCAACTGAGGACATCGCACCATGCACTTCTCTCCAGACAACTTCTGCAATCGTGCCCGCGAAATCGTCACGGGCGACTTCTTTATGGCGGAGCGGTCTATGCCGCTCGACGCCGTTCGTGTCGCCGCGTCCGGTATTCCGATCGGCTCCGGCACAGCCCCTACGTCAGTCACGCGGGGTATCTCGTTCGATAACGCCGAGACCGCCCTGCTCACGTTCGCCATCCCGCAGGACTACGCGGAAACCAACGACAAGTGCTTCTTGCGTCTCCGTGAAATGCCGTCCGCCAATACTGGTTTTACCACGGACCTCGGCATCACGACGGATCAGATCATTTTCCGGGCCGGAGCCACTGAGAATGCGACGGCTTCGACTGCTGTTGCCGAACCCGCGACGTCATCCGCCGGCAGACTCGTGCGTGAGAACGTTCTCAATATCTCCGGTCGAGGCTACAAGGCCGGCGACACGGTGCAGTTGACGCTCGACGGGAACAACAGCAGCGTGACCGAAATCATCCTGCTCGGTATCGACCTGCTCTACGGGTCCACGTTCCGTGCGGGCAACGACGACGACAATAACCGGGCCTGATCTGCGACTCTTTGCGAGGACTGCGTGATGCCGGGCTACCTGCCAGTCGGATTTCCGATCAAGGGATTGCACGAGGGGGTTGGATACGATATCCAGCCCCCCGGCACGTCTCCGGACGTGCTGAATGTGCGGGCCTATGACGCCATCAAAGGTCGCCTTCGTGGCGGACGCCGAGAAGGCATCTCGAAGTATCACGCGGACGCCATCAACGGGATCGAGGCCATTCAGACGATCATCAAGATGGCGTCCCCCACGTCGCCGATCGGCGGGTCGGTAGTGGCCGTCACGGATAATTTCGACGCCCCGGTGGGTGTCACCGGGAAGGCCAATCTCGGCCCCAATTATGTCCGGGCCGCCCTCCTTGGCGGCGGTCCGGCCGTCTCGGTCACCATCGACACCTACTATGACGAGACGAATGATTGGGTGGAGTTTCCCCGGCCGCAAATACCCGGCGATGTCCAGCGGTCCTTTTTGGCCGTGGCGTTCTACACCACGAACGATGTGACGAGCACGATCCGGGCGAACGGGGTCGCGTCTACGAGTAACAGCAGCGAGGGGGCGGTAGACGAACCGACGCTGAGCGGCCCCTTCATCCGTGGAGCCGACGCCTCAGTGTCCGGCACGAGCCACGCTCTTACATCTTTTATCGGTGCTCGGATGATTCGCGTTGGGGCCAATCAAGTCCAGTTGCAGATTTTTTCTATGAACGCCGGCACTATCACGTCGCTCGTAGTTTCGGCTACGAAGACACTCAATGGTTCGGCTACCGCCACGAATGACTGCCAGATTCGCCTCTACGAAAATGCAAACGCGATTACCGCGACGATGGATTGGCCGACTCAGAGCATCGCGGCCCTCACCGTCTCAATTGAGACTTCGTTCAACGCCGGCATGGCACGAGCCGGCCACATCACTACGCAGGCCGTGGTCGCGGCGTCAACCGTGAACCCGTGGCGGCGGCTCAAAGCGTTCTCCTTCTCCAAGATCGTGCCTCGTGATTGGGACTCGACCTCCGGTCTTGACGGGACGATTGCAAACGGCACAGACACCAATCGCTACTTCCTTCCGGCAACGTGGCGGTCTGTCTCCACGAATATCTCGACTAACACTGTCACGGTGACGACGGGGTTCCAGTCGAGTGCGTCCGATCCCGGATATATCGCCATCGACGACACACAGGACTTGATTTGGAACGCCACCACCTTCGCCGCCAGCATCTATTTGTGGATCGAGCCAGTGGCGGGTATAACGCCCGATGGGGTGGAGATTGATTGGCGGGCGGCTCTCGGCCCGGACGTGTCCACGGACGGGGCGTGGATCGGCTTCAAGGTGACAGACAACGGAGAGAACGGGATATTTTTCAGGTTCACGGCGAGCGGGGGCATAATTCGGGCCGATACCGAATGCTTCAATCCGGGTAGCCGGTTGAAGATCATGGTGGCTCTGGACCAAACGATCGACGATGCCGCCATCGGCGGCGCCTCGGCGGGTACGGGCGGTATCTTATGCCTTCGGTCCGATGCCCCGCTTCGTGTCGTCTACACCCCGGCGGACTATGTGATACGGGCGTACCAGAACGGTGTTCTCGTATTCCAATACACGCTGGAGGCCGCCCAGAGAACGCAGGCCGATCTTTCCACCGGGACCCGAACCGTAATTGGTCTCGGCGCCAACAGTTCGGGGTCTGAGGGTCTGCCGGGGTTTCGTTTTGTAACCAATCCCGAGAATCAGTCCATGTCACCGGTGGATAGTCGGCTCCTGCTCGTCTCGGGCGGGGACGTAGTGACCCTGATCGCGGGCGTCAAAGAGACGCCGACCGGGGGCGACGGGGCCGTGACCGAGGAACTCTTCGGCGTTCAGGGCGTCCAGATTTTCAATGACGTGTTCCTGATGGACGGCCGCGTGCCGAAGAAATACAACCTCACCACCCAACTTGTGATCCCGTGGGTCGCCACGGCCGGCACAGTGCCGAATTCTTGCCGCCTTATAACCCGATGGCGGGCGAGAGCGTTCTGCTCCGGGGACGCGGGCGACCCATATAACTGGTTTGCCGCGAAGTCGGGCGACCCGTACAATTTCGACTACGGGGCAACCCCCTCGGCCATCAAGGCGATCGCGGGCAACAATTCGGATGTCGGCTATGTGGACGACATTGTGACAGCCTTGGTCCCGTACAATGAGGACACGCTGATCTTGGGCGGCGATCGCAGCATCTCGGTGATGGAGGGCGACCCTGCCGCCGGCGGCTCCATCATCTCGCTCACTAAAAAGATCGGCATCCTCTTCGGTCAAGCGTGGACTCGGGATCAGGCCAACACGATCTACTTTGTGGCAGTGGACGGCGTTTATCGGCTCGTTCGCGGGGGTCTGCCGGAATCATTGACGCGGGGCCGCCTCGATCGTCGATTCAAGGGAATCGACTACGGAGCGTATCGAGCGATCATGGAGTGGGACTTCCAGAGGCACGGCCTCCGGGTCTTTCTGGTGCCGCTGGATTCGGCTGTGGACACGGCCATCATCTATTTTTGGGACAGCCGGAACGATGCGTGGTGGGTGGACGAACTCCCCGTTACGATGGCCCCGACCGCTGTGCTCGCCTACGACGGCAATCTGCCGGATGACCAGACGCTCCTGCTCGGGAGTCGGGACAGTCGCCTCCGTCAGTTCGACGACGCCGCTCTCGGGGATGATGGCACCGACATCACGAGCCGAGTCCGGTACGCTCCCTTTGTGCCGATGGACGCGGAGGGCGAGGTCGATGTGCGGCTGACGGACTTGACGGCACGACTGGCCTCTGGAAGCGGAACGATGGCCTTGAAGGTGTACGCCGGAGCCACCGCCGAGGAATGCAACGCGGAGACCGTGCCGAGAGCGTACAAGGCTCTCGTCGGGGGCAGAAACGCCGCGTTGAGGAAGCGGGTGGCTGGTGCCGCTGTCCAACTGGAATTGTCGCAGACTGGCCAGAGCATTTGGGCAATCGAAAAGATGAGTGCCGCCTACGGGTCGGCCGGTCGTTCAAGGAAACAAGGCTAATGACTGGAGGATTTCTCGATCGCGGTGGACGCACGAACGACCGGCAACGCCGGTCGTTTCAGCGTCTCATGAACGATCCCACCAGAGCCTTGGGGCTGACGGCCGGCAACGGCATCATCTTCGACGGAGATTCTATCGTAGGCAACATTGCCTCGCCGTCCGGTTTGGAGTTCACGAGTGGGGCACTCCGGATTGACGTGGCCTCCACTGCTCTCTTGATTGACGCAACCGGCCTCTCGGTCGTCGTGTCCGATGGTCTCGTGGTCGGGGGTTCCGGGCTTGCGGTCGATCTCGCCACTGATCCGGGGCTGGAGTTCGACACCGCGAACCTCCGGGTCAAAGTCAAGACCGGCGGGGGCGTCACCCGAGACGCGGACGGCCTCAGCGTCGGCATCGTGACGACGAAAGGCGACTTGCTCACTCGTGACGCTTCCGCCTCGGCTCGGCTCGGGGTCGGCACCG